CCTCGGTTTGGGCCTACTTTGGTGGTGGTCTCTGCGTGGTGGTTAGTGTCTGGTGTAATGTAAGTACTCATTGGTGGTCTCCATTGGTTGGTTGCGCGACTTGTCGTCGCTTGGTTGGTTGGTAAGACAGAGACCACGACATGTTCGTCATGAGCTCTGCACTACCAACTGGGTAGTTAGTCCGAGGTTCGCCCGGTCTGATAGCGGCTAGCCTATCGTAACCCACGTCCGAGCCGGTGCCGTTCTGCCAGACCTTGCGCGGCTTGCTATCACTTCGCTGAGGTCTCGGGTGGTCTTTGGTGCCCGTGGTGGTTCGCCTTTTATGCCGTGGCCGTGAACCCTTGGCCGTGATCGAGTATCGATTCGATGGACTGAATGTAGGGCGGCTCTCATAGGAGGTCAATCTTTTTTTTTCGACGACGTGCATTTTTTTGGTGAGGTGCCACTGGATGAGTAGCGCAAAAAACAGTTAACGCGTTGATTTCCTGCGGTTTTTTCATGAGAGAAACCTGGTTTCAGGCTTGTCGATTTGCGTCGATTTGTGCCGCTAGATGGCCGCTAGATGGCCTACAGAGGGCCTATGGTGTGCTGATGGTGTGAGCACCTATGAGGCGCGGCTGATGCGCCACTGACGGCCTATGGACGGCCTATGGACGGCCTATGGACGGCCTACGGATCACCTATGGCGTGCTGATGGTGTGCTGGTGGCCTATGGTGTGCTGATGGTGTGCTCAGGGTCACAGCTACAGATGAAGGCAAAAATGACAGATGATAGCAAATACGAATAAGCACATAAAGATATCCTTATGCTTACCCTTCGCCACCATCTGGTGCCATATGTCATATCACATGTTATTCCGGCCCCGGATTCCTGCCACTTTCAGCCGCTCTGTGACCCACAAAGTGACCCTCCCCCCTGCCTTGCCTTCAGATAGCGACGGGGGGAAATGCATGCCGCATAACCATCGTTAGGGACCTCAGATTTTTCCGGCAAAACCTACAGCCCACCCCCAGTCACTCCCAATGCCAGCCCAAGGGGAACCATAGACTGTGCCAACTAGGAATAACCAGGGGGGGGACAATAGGAAAACTCAAAGTGAGCAGCTAGTCTTCCTACGTCTCGAGAGCAGCGACGAGTCGCCAATGGACTACTTAAGGTAGTGCCATGAGAAGACTGAGGCTTACTAAAGGTCGTGCCTATGCTTACTGTAGGTTGTACTCAAGGAGGGCTACTCGCCTCCTTAGTCTAACCGACTGCCACCAAGCTCCTCACGAGCCTTATCATCTGCTGTGATGACGTAGCGTTTGTACACATAGATACCTCCGATGCCGATGGAACCCAGCACTACTGCACCTAGGGCTACCCATCCGATCAATACGAATGCGTCCATAGTCTCTCTCCTACTCTGATTACTGATTCAAGCTCTCGACTAAGAGCCAACTGTTGTCTACCTAAGGCTAACCTAAGGCTACCTAACACCCCCTACTAGGGAATGGACTAGCGGTCGCTAACACTTCAAGCACCAGCCTCAGCCACTCTTTAAGATCTCTTTAAGACACTAGTGTCCTTAGAGTTTCCATAGAGTCTCTTTAAGAGTATCTTTAAGTAATATCGACCATAAGTAATCTATTATTAGATCTTTAAGATAGCTTTAAGATAGCTTTAAGATATCTTTAAGTCTCTCCTATGGCCCTCTCTTAAAGTGGTGGTTTCTGATTTGGTGTTGTGTTTCAATACCTTAGTTGGGGGGATCGGTCACCCCCCTCCTAGGTAGGCTTAAAGTCACCTTAAGTAGCTGGTTTTGTTGTGTTCCCGCCTACGAGACCCCCAGAACTTAACGTTCCTAGACCTATTACCACGAGCCAAAGGACCACCAACAATGTGCTTCTGAGCCTGCATGATCTCCTTCTTCCAGAGGGCATCACGCAATCCCTGAGCCTGCTCACGGTGATCTGTGGCCATGCTATTGACCCAGTAAGCCACAGCCCCTGCTACAGCGTCGATCCTGTCGTCGTGCCTCAGAGCGCCCTTCTCACGGGTCATACGGCTAAGCTGGTAGGCAAACGCATAGTGAGCTGCTTGCTCCGGTGGATAGCTACTGACGCTGTCAAAGTCACTCTTCAAGAGATGCGCCATGACCACCAGCCGGTGCTGGTTCATCACTGGCTCCAGGGTATCAATGATGCGTTCCTCTTTGCGAACGGTGTTGTGAACATCCTCGACACTCACGGCGTACCCTGATTCCCGTAGGATGGGCTTGAGGAGTTGACTGAACATCCCGCCGCCGAAGTTACTCTCACACTGGATCAGGTTCACCTCATTGGCCTTGGCGACCTCTGCAAGCTTGGCCAGCACGACCTCGTCATAGCCACCCTTCCAGCCACCCAAGGCGGTCAGGAAGAGCATCCCGTTGAGATTCTTGACAACGGCCCACGACGTTTCGTCCTCGCCCCGTCCTGAGGGATCCACGAACATCACGGAGCCGGTGGCCTTCTGCCAGTCATCAGTCGCTACGTTGAACGGGCGGTGGTAGTAGTCACCATTGAAGCCCAGCAGCGGGAGATCGTTGTAGCGCAGCGCCGGGTCGTTACCCCACGACAACTCCACAGGCAACCTCTTGCCGTCCCCTTCCAGCACCACAAGATCATTGAGCTTGAGTGGGTAGCGGTCAGCATCACTGAGGCGGGTATCCAGCATGAACTGCAGCGAGAAGCCACTGTTGCCATAAGACAACCGTCGCGCCTCAAGGTCCTCTGTGTTGAACCGCTTGGGGTCTGTGGGCAACCCTTGTTGCTTCTGATCGCCAGCCCGAAGAGCAACTGCAGGAGCCAGTCGGTCCCCGTAGTTCTTGAGCTGCTCGTTGTTAGGCACCAGCGCAGGCCATACCCGCACCTCATAGCCACGCTCAGGGAGGGTGTTGTACAGGCTCATCTCGGTCTGTGGTGTACCCAGGAAAGTAATACTGGCGTCCTCAGCTGGCGTTAAGATGGCCTCGAATTCCTTGACCATCTCCGCAAGACGGTCCCGCATGAGTGCTGTCATGGAGTTGTTGGCTACCTCGATGTCATCAGCGACGATGTGATCAGCACGGCTACCCGTAAGCTGACCTGTGATGCCCACTGACTTGACTGAGGGTGCATGCTTGGCCTTGGCAGGTGCCACGTCAAAGGCAACCTTGGACGACCTCTGTTCCTCTCGTGGGATCAGGTGGGTCAACAAAGGCATCTCATGGATCAGCCTGAGGGTAAACGTACTGAAGTCGTCAGCACGGACCTTACTCGCCGATACCACCTCAATGCTGAGGTTGGGGTTGTTCCATAGCAACCAGCAGACATACGCCGATGTGATCCACGACTTGCCTACACCACGGAAAGCTTCAATGACCCGCCGCTTTCCTTCTCCTTGCAAGAAGTCAGCGATCTCGTATTGAACCGGGGTCGGCTCAGGGAGTCCGAGGTGTCTCCAGCAGAGCGCGAGAAACACCTTGAAATCCTTCCGAGCGGCTAGGATTACATCTGAGGGGTTTGATGTGGTCATAAAATACCTCTATTTGGCCTGAGGATCGTCTGTAAGGTGGTGGAATCGACCTGTAATCAGGGTGGTACCCAAAATCAGCTTCCTGCCCTCACAGAGCAACTGAGAGCCATTTAGCGAATGTACTTAATTTTACCACATTTGTCGCATGACTCGAACAGGATGCCCTTACGGACCTTCCCATCGATCAGGACGGTGGTATCGCGAGCATACACTGCCCACTTATGGAGGCCAAAAGCGCACTTGAGCTTACTCAACATCAGACCCTCCGATCAACTTGGGCTGAAACACCCCGTCATGGAGGTCGATGCCTTCAACCAGGTTAGCTAGGCTGTCGTCAAACTCAGCCATACTGGTGATTCCGTTGTCTTTCAGGAAGCGAATCGCGTTGGCGTAGTCCGAAGGAGCGCAATCAGGGTCTTGAACGCGAGCCAAGAGGCCCTCAGAGACCGCTTTGTGTAGTAAATCTAGGTCCATAGTACAGCTCCTGTGTAAAGAATAAAGGTTAACACCAGCGATCCGACGCTCTTGAACAGGTCAATCCACGGGTAACTCGTAAGATGTTCGATGCCGCGTCTGTTTTTCACGCGATATCGCCACTCAGGCCACGTAATGCGGGCTGCAAGGGCGCTCAAGGCCCCTGCTGATGCGAGAAGAATAGCTGTCATCCGTTTCCTAGCCCCGTTTTTGCCCACCAGCCCCCAAAAGCTGCGGCGATGGAGGTGATTGTGGCGGCTATCCCGCCTAGTTTGATAACCCATTGCTGGTTCGTATGGGTGACTGCGACGCATGTCTTGATTTCGCTCATGGTATCCACAAGGTTATCAATCCTGTCGTGAAGCTCTGCGATGTCTGAGCGCGTTGCGAGGTTTGCATCTTGATTACTCATCGCGATACTCCATGTCAGACTTGTCGTGCATGATAGCTTTGCGCCATGGTTTGTAGCGATTCCGCTTCACCTCAATGACGGTCTTGTACCCTGGTTCGTGGGAGAAGACCCAAGGACCTTCCTCGTGACGCACGCCGTTGACGTACACCCATGAACCTTTAGGGACACCGCTCAGGACAAAGGAGGCACCGTTGTCGGTGTCGGTAACTCCAATGTCCATCTGGAGGAGAGGCATAGGCCCTAACTCGGGATCAATGTAGCCAGACGACAGGTGCTGGTCTTCCTCTTTCAGGGAGTACACCTTCAAGTTCTGAGCTATCGCCCCCACCATGAAGGCGGAGACGTTAGGCTCTTTGACTGAGGCTTTACCTACGATCTGGTTGCCTCGGTTTGGATCGTACTTAATGAGTCTGTACATAGCTTCCTATTTCTTCTGTTCGGTGATTTCCATCTGGCCACCGGTGATCTTGAAACTCTCGGGACCAACAATGTTGAAGTTCCCGTCGCCATCGTTAGCAACCATTTCGACAAACACTTCGACGTGCATATTCCCACCGGGTGATGGGAAGTTGAACACGAATGGGCAGTTGAAGTTCAGCGGAGTAGGATCGTTCTTAACGTCGAACTGTCCCTTCCCCCAGAAGCCCTCGATAGTGTCTCCCTCTTGCACACCGTCCACTTCGATCCACATGTTGAGCTTACACTGGGTGTCAGTATTGACGTACCCAAAGCCCTGCATGGCACCCTTGATCGTAATGTCAGCATTGGTGGCACCTGTAGTGCTTACTGTGGTGTCAAAGCCAGTGATCTCCTGATCGAGACCATTAGTCTTTGTCAGGGTTTGATCGGCAGTGAAGGATGTGTAGGTACTGATTGCTGTAGCGAAGTCCTGAATCTTAATCGTGGACACCGCCAGAGAATCGATCTTGGCATTCTTGATGGAGGCATCAGCAATGTGAGCTTCCTTGATAGCTGCGGAACCAATGTAGGTATCCACGTTGTCGCCATCAATAAAGAACCCAGACCCACGTAGCGTATTGAGGTGAGGCTCTGTGCCGTTCAACTCATGGATCAAGGGAGGACCGAAGGTGATATCATCGGCAGCATTAGCAGCACCAGAGGTTGTCAACGTGTAGGTGACAGTAATATCTCCGGTTGTACTGAACTTAAAGTCCTGCTCAGTGAAACCTGAGGTCAGAACCTCTCCCGTAGCCACATCGATCACGGTGCCCCGGATGGTTGTATCCGTATGGCCATTCTCGAAGATGTAACCGACAAGCATGTACCATGTGTCGTCAAGCATCGTGGTATCGAAGCCATCAATCCACCGAGGAGCCGCAGCAGGCGTGTCGCCGTCTGTCTCCAAGAGGTTGGTATTCGAGGTCAGGCCCCAGTCCAACGCTGAGTTAGCATCGGTACTAGCAGCTCGCTTAACGAACTGAATGAACCGGTAGGACTTTGAGCCGTCCAAGGTGATCTGCTTAGTGTAGCCACCAGTCTCGACACCATCCGCATCGAACTTCCAGAGCTTCTGGTAGGTCTCCTCGAATGGACCAAGGTCGGTGATGATGCTGTTCCGAGTACCACCCAGTGCAGTCCAGCTACCCTGAGTCCCCGTACTGCCGGGCGTCCAGTCAGTCGCAGGGTCCAGGTTACCAGTGAACTCGGAGAGAGGCGGGTTGAGTATCGAACCCCACTCTACACCTGAGCCTGCCACTAGGATCGGGTCGCCGTTGACGTCGTTGACTGTCAGTCCTAATTCACCCAGTTCGGCCATAGTGGTCGTACCACCGGCGTTCTTGATGGTGATCTTGTTGTTGATACCGTCAAGGATAAGGTTTGAATTACCAAGGTAAAGCTTCTCAGTGAAGGTCTCCTCGGCTGCAATCTTGTCAACCGTGATCGTCTGGGCACCGAGGCGTCCAACGTCAAGCGTACCTGCGTTGATCTTACCGGCATCAAGGTTAGCGATCTTGGCATTGGTAATGGATGCGTCCTTGATCATCGCATCGTCCATGTAGACCGTACCACCGTCCACTATGAAGGCAGCATATTGGCCCTGATTAGCGGGGTGGATGACCTTGAACTTGTCTGCAAGGATCGTGAACTCGGACGTTGGGTTGCCATCAATGATGTCTGAGGCCAACCCGAAGCCACTCACGTAGCCGTTGTTATCGACCGTCACGGTGTACTGAGCGGCCAGACCGTCAGTAGTTGAGGTCAACACGGTGATACTAGAGCTGTTCGTCCCGACCGTCGTAGTCAACGCTGTCAGGTCACGAGCTTCTGCGGTGATCTCGAACAGCATATGGATCTCACCCACGTTCAGGGCAACACGTCTTCCGACATAGTTCTCTGTTCCGTCGAGGTTAACGATGCGGGTTTTCACCTTAACCGTACCCGTAGGAATTGCAGCAGCGTCAATGAATGCAACCGCAGGTGAGCCTGATGTACCATTGACAGCAGCCCCCTGAGAGTAAGTCTCAGCGTCGGCACCATCAATCCATACAATCTCGATGGCAAGATCATCAGCACCAGCGTCAGACCAGACCTCAGCGGATGCGGAGAGCTTGTCGCCTGCCAGTAACCCATGGTCAGCCAGCAAGATCTCACCTGCGAACACCTTGTTGGCGTCTGCGGGTAGACCATTGACGGTCTGATTGCCTGCATTACTGTACAAATTGCTTCGATTTGAGTTGGTAACACGGGTCTCAAGGAGAGAAGTGGCCGCAGCATTGCTGGTAATACCACCTTCAGCCGTCGTTAAACGTGTATCTAGGGCCGTGATAGCTGTGGAATTGGCCGTAATGTCGCCCTCAGCCGTTGTTACCCGACCGTCAAGCGCTGTGATGGCCGACGCATTACCGGTAATATCACCCTCAGCAGTCGTTAGACGCGCATCGAGAGACGTGATTGATGTTGCATTGGCAGTAATATCACCCTCAGCCGTCGTAACACGCGCATCTAGGGCCGTGATAGCTGAGGCATTACCGGTAATATCACCTTCAGTCGTTGTTAGACGTGCGTCGAGGGACGTGATAGCCGTTGCATTGGTGGTAATATCACCCTCAGCCGTTGTAACACGAGCGTCTAGGGCCGTGATGGCCGTGGAATTAGCACTAACCCCGGTCGTCCCGTCGTTAACTGTAGCCTCAAGCGAGGTGATCTGGGAGGAATTGGTAGTAATACTACCTTCAGCCGCTGTTACTCGAGTGTCTAGCCCGGAGATAGCACTGGCATTTGCTCCGCCTACACCCTCAGCCGTTGAAAGTCTGGTATCCAAGTCGGTGATGTCGGTGTCAAGGAGAGCGTCCGCATCGATCCGGTTCAGGACTTCCTGAGCAATATCCGTGGCGTTGGTATTGGCCAGCGTCTGGACGTTCTGGAGGACCACGCTTGAAGTGATCGCTTGGTTCACCATGGCTTGGACCTCAGCCTCTGTGAGACCTGCTCCAAGAACTGTGCCACTGCCGGGTTGTCCAGTAACGCTGTCCACAATCTCTTGCAAGATGTAGAACGCCTGCAAGCTATCCGTATCGAGGTTGCTTTCAGTCAGCGTTGAGCCGTTCTGATAGTCCACCATCCGGGTGTTCCGGGGCGTACTCCTGATCACCTGTACCACCGCATCCACCTCAGGCGCTCCACTCGCTACTTGAATGGAGGCCGGTGAGATGAAGTTGGTTGCAACAAGGATGTCGTCCACCGTGACAATAACATGGGAACCGTCAAGGAACGGGAACGGAATGGCATAGGTATCCGTCACACCGTCCCCGGTGTATTCAGCCGAAGCTAATGCAGCCATGGGCTACTCCTTATTGGTTTGTGATGTAGTCTTGGGTGTAGTGATCGCGCCTGTCTTCCGCCGACTCTGTGATAAGCTCTTGGATTTCCTTATCGACCTTGGAATCGGAACTCCCGAGACTACCCCAAGCAGTCTGTCGGTAAGCACTGATCATTTCTCTGACGACAGCTTGTTTGGTACCGGGGTCAGGGTTCTTGGGATCGAAGGCATCAGGGAAACCCTTGAAGTAGTCACTCTGAACAAGTTCTGCGACTGCCTCTCGGACGGTCTTCCCGTTCAGCTTCATCGTACTCATGCGGTCTGTGGCTTCCTCGTACAGAGAATGCCCTGCGCTTTCTAGGGGTACATCCCTCAAGTCAACACCGGGCAGATACCTCCACTTAGGAAGCGGAGCCTGCCAAGCCCTGCCTAGCTCCAGCATATCCATCACAAGACGGTCGTCTAGTTCAGATGTCTGGAACGGAAGGAGTGCTTCAAAGCCTACAGCCGCAGGGGTGGTGATCTTCTCGCCAAACATATTGCGCTTGGCTGGGAGAGTGCCCAAGCCGGGGATGCCATTCTTGAGGCCGTCAATGAAACCACGGATTTCCTTAACATACATAGGCTCGTCGTTCAGACCTGCCATCACTTGAGCACCGGTACGGATAGCGGACGAGTAAGGAACAAGCCGGTTCGATGTATGCTGTGCAAGCATCTTCCCGATGCGGTCCCCGTCCCCTGAGGCAAGCGCGTCGAATGTTTCGCTCAAGCCTTGGAGGTAGGTCCGGTTAGCCGTGTTCTCCATGATGACATGGACAACGCTGCCGAGAAGGTCCTGTTGCTCTTCGGTCCCGATATGGTTCCACACTTCGTGCATACCTGTGATCAGGCCCATGTAGGAACCTGCCCGAGGATCGAGACGACTAAGCTCAATGAATTGCTCTTTGCCATTCTCGTCGGTGTACCGGTACGACAAAGGCTTCCACCCGGTCTGACGGAGGTTGTTCGCTTCCGTCGGGTCTGAAGGAGGGTTACCGGTGACTTGACCGCTGTCGGCCAGCGACCAGTAGGCTAAGGCCATCGTAGTACCAACGGCCTGCCTCCCGAGAACCTCAGCGCGACGTGTGCCGCCTGCATTCCAATCGTCCAGATTCTTCCTACTAGCCATACCAATGCCGGGGAGGCGTCGATAGGTGTGCAGGAAGAGGTTGACCGGTGTGCGGATAAAGGGCGTGACGGAGCGCAGGAATGGGTGAGCATCCACAGCGTTCTGTACTGATTTACCCAATGAACCTGGGAGTAGGTCTTCGGTGAAGGTACTCTCACGGGCGAAGTTCAGAGCCTCAGGATCAGTAGGCAAGCCTGTCGTTTCGTTGAACGCACGTTCTACTTCCAGATCAGCAAGCCGCATCTTCTCTTGAGTTGTATGAGGGGTGTTCTGGAGCTTGGCCCATGCTTTGCCCCACACACGGGAGCGATAAGCCTGTTGCTTAAAGAACTCGTCAGTGGCCATAAGCCCTCTTGAGGGTGCCCTGATGATATTCCCAAAGCGATTGATGGCTGTCTGAGTGCGTGTGAGAGGGATGGGATTACCTTGAGCATCAAATCGAGGAGCAACACGAATAACCCGCAGGTCCCCGTCGTCACCCACCATATCAATGGTACGGTTGCCCGGGTCCAAGAGAGGCTCTTCGTTTTTCAGGGATGTCCAAGCATAGCGCATGGAATCTCTAAGAGACCGCTGCAAGCCAATGAACTGACCAGCCGCCTGATGCATAGCCGCAGGGTCGCGACGAATCGCACCACCCACGCCCAGCTCGATGGGACGGAAGGTCATCTCCAAGAAGTTACCAGTGAGGTTCACCGCGTAAGTCTTGGTGCTACTCAACAGGCCATTGATCATGACCTCATTGGAGACCATCCAGAACTTGCGGCGACTAGCTTTCCCGAAGAGCTTGGTAAGAAGGCCGGGGTTCACGTTCATGACCCGCTTCATCCCCGCTGCCATTGCCTCGGGGTTGTCTCCGTGTTCGATGAAACTATCCAGTAGCTTCTTCTCGAACTCTTCGTCAGACATTCCAGTAGCTTTGATGCGCCCGGAGCTAACTGCTCGAGCATGCCCACGCTGGATCATCTTCACCTTAATAAGGTGCTGGAAGTAGGGAGTGGCGGTTTCCATAAACTCAGCGCCAGTCATACGCCCTGCTTGGAACTCGTCGATCAGGGTCGCCATGGCATTACCAATATCGGCAGTAACCTTCCGAGCAGCAACCAAATGTGCAGCCCACATCTGAGCCTTCTCGGCGTCCTCTGAGATGATCTGTGCGAGTTTCCGGGGGTTCATGCCCAGTTCGGTTGCAAGCTCATGCGTTGAGGCCAGCGTCTCCCGCTCAGTCATGGCTTCTACCATGTTCTTATTTGCGGCAGCAACCAGCGTGTCGTACGCGTCTTGAACCTGCTCAGGGTTATCAAACTTATCGACGTTGATCGGAAGGTCATCCATGCCCATCAAAGGATGTTCACGGTTATTGAGGTATTCTTCAACCTTCGCCTGAGAGAACTCAACGTCCTCCATGGCGGAAGGGTTTGTTACCTCAGGATCTTCAGGAGCGGTTGGCTCTTCAGGAGCGTCAGGAGCATCCGCCAGGTCATCCTCATCAAGGTCACCTGTTTTACTGGCAACCTGAGCATCAGCCTCGGCGGTAGCTTCAATGCCTTCTTCAAGAAGGGCCTCACCTGTAGCCTCTGCATCCTTACGCAGGGCACGAGAGAGGGTGATCAGTCGTTCTGCCCCAAAGCCAACACCGGACAGACCTGTGATTTCTAAGGCCCGACGTGCCCGGTTAAAGACTTCGGGATCATCAGGGTCCGTCGCGAAGAAGTTCCGGAGAGCCAGAACGGTTTCGTTGTCGGCGTCCTCAGGGATCATATTGGCGAGGATGGGGTCGTCAGGGTTCAACGCCATTGCGGAGGCGATAACCTCTGCTGTTGCGAAGGCGGCTTTAGAACCCAGTCCTGCCGCTTTAAGTCCCTTGAACAAGGCTGTCCCGGGGAGAGCAATCTGTGCCACCTCGGATACCACAGCACCTGTCACGGTCTCGTCAGGATCGCCAGTCATACTCTTGCGGCTTGCTTCCTGTGCGAAAGAGCGACCATTCCTCCACTTCTGGATGGTGTCTTCCTCAATGAGGCCCACGGCATACAGCGTCTCAGCGATACCATCTACAGCACTACCCACAAGAGCGGCTGGGTGGAGGTCGTGAGCGAAGCCCCCGGCGATATCCTTAGCAACGCTTCCGATAACACTGGAGTCGCTGTCGGTTTCTTCAGGCACCGCTTCTGGAATGTCAGCGGTCCCTCCGATAACCTGTGCACCTTCCGGTACAGCAGGGATTGACTCCGGGTCTACTGGGGGCGTGTCTACGTCCATAGCAGGCGTGTCTGCGCCCATAGCAGGTGCATCTGTACCCATAGCAGGCGTGTCTGTACCCATAGGAATAGGATCTCCCGCGCCGATTAGGGCGTTCGAGTCATTGACTGGGGGGTTGCTAGACATGCGTTGTTACCTTTCGGTTATTGCTTTGCTTTCGTATTGGGCGTCACCCGGTACATCTGACTGATCGCCTCTACTTGCTCCAATAGGAACTTTTGGACCATGGCTGGGTAGACCTGCTGAGGCGGACTGCCGTCTTGTGGATTCTGCCATGCCTGCATCTGGTCGTGATAAGCCCTAACGAGGTCAACTTCTGCATCGAACAGCGCATCCGTCTTTTCAAAGTCCGGGGCACCTTTTAACGCGACTGATTTCTGCAGCGCAATTGCAGCACCCGCAGCACTGTTCAGGGTTTCACCCGACACTTGTTCCCTCAACCGGGTGATCGATGCATTCAGGTACGATTGATACGGATCGTTAGCGATTTCCTTACGACGGCTTTCAAGAAGGCCGACGGTGTTCTTAACGTCAGCAGCATTACCACCTGCTGCAACCACGCGGTTCATGATCTCCACAGGGTCTGTAGTGATACCTCGGTACACATCCAGCCAAGCACGTCCAAGCTGTCCTTGATCGCGACGAGTCTCTTGGTTTACGATGGCGTTCTGAAGGGAAGAAACTGCGGAGGCGCTCCCGGGGTTATCTACTAGCAAGTCCCTCAAGTCGGCGTAGGGGTTCTCATCCAAGCGTTCAGCGGCTGCTAGTACAGTCGCTTGCTGTTGCTGTCTGTTTTGATAAGCGGCCTCAGAGTTCTTTAGGTTCCACTCAGCGATCTCCAGGTTCTGGATACGGTTACGAGCGTTTTCCATCTGCGCCCGGCCCCGCTGCGTTGTCCCCGGACCTTTAGTCCCGTCAGCGCGATCCTTCAGAAGAACATCAAGAATGGTTTCGTCACGGAGTTCAACAGCAAGTGTTGTTACGGTGTCGGTCATCAGGTCATTGAGTTCAGAACCTGTCATAACGCCTTGGAGTCTCTCGATGTCGGTCAGGTTGATTACGTCGGAGATGCGCTGGCCGTCAACTAGGTTTGCTCTAGCGGCTAGGATGCTCTGCCGGAGTTCAATGGAAATGTCTTGTTCGGCCTCAGCTTTAAGAGCCTTGTGGCGATCTTGCCGGAAGCGAGACACAACGCCTGACTCCACGCTAGACGCGATCTGACTAAAGCCAACGACAAAGGAATCGTTAAGGGGTTCGTCGCCCAAGAACTCGTGGCGGAACTGAGCCACCACGGCGTTGATGTCTGTGTCTTCGGTGATCGAGGGGAGAACCTGATCCTGATACCGCTCCATGACATCCGCCTGATACCGCTGACCTGCAATACGACCTTTACGCTCGTTGAAGGTTTGCTTGAAGATGGGCGTCTCGGTTCCCTTGAGGAAGCCTGCGTCCACTGCGGCTTGGTAGTTCTCGAACTGGGACAACATCTCAGCCTGAGCGGTTGCCTCATCGATCTCCTCAGCTCGCCACTGTGCATTCTTGAGACCGGTGAATTGATCGAGAGAAGACCGGAAGCCTCGGAGGGATTTGGCTAGCTGGATAGCAGAACTCTCAGCGGGACGCTCAAAGGCATCTACTGGTTGAGCTGCGGGTGTTCTCTGGACGGTGCCAAGGTTCGTGTTTACTTGCTGACGTGGGGGCATTAGGTACTCTTTCCTCGCGCTTTGTTGAACTGAGTGAGGTGGCCCACTGTCTCACCGCCGATATCCAGAAGCATGCCTGCAAGGCTACCACGAGGCACGGCGTTGATCCGTCCTTGAGCGGCTGTGCTGACAGCTTGTTGCTCGACATTGAGCTGTGCTGTACGCGCTTTAAGGTTACTCTCAATGACGTTCGCATTACGGCCCTGAGCGGCGCTGATAGCCCCTAGGAGCTGGTTAACCGACTGTCCGGCTACCCCTGCCTCCCCTGCTGCTACCTCCGCTGAGGAGCGAGCCTGAAGCGCCTCAAGCCTACTCTGTTCGAGCTGTGCGCTGGCAGCGGCGTCTTCTTCCATCTGACGCAGGCCAATTTGTTCATAGTCTAGTACGGCGGCTTCCGTCGCGTTCTGGGCATTTCGTTTAGCCGTCTTGTTCTGACCAACGAAGCCAGCGACGTTAGAGCCTACAGACATCACTAGGCCAGCGGCCAGTAGAGTAACCGGGTCACACATTAGCTTGTCCTTTTGAATGGGTAAAAGATGATATTGTCAGGGCCTACAGGAACACCACGGTCCTCGAAAACCTCGAAGCCCAGCCATCGGATGTACCTGAGGTGGACTTCGTTACGGCTATCGATGTAGTTTGCTAGGTAGCCATACTTCTGGCCCATGTACTGGACCCAGTATTTGCTCTCCCGGAGGAACTGAAAGCTGATGTCCTCAAGAGCAGGCGTTCCGAGTAGCCAAGGTACCCCTACCCCCGGGGGCACCTCTTCAGGACTGCTGACGCCGAACATAGCAATCGGGTCGCCATAGTCATCTACAACGGTCCTGCATATGGTACTGGCCAGCCAGCCCTTCATCAGAGCTTCATAGGGGGTATGCTCAAAGCAGGCCACTTCATCCTTGTCAGGCTGGCGCATCTCACGTGCAACGACTTCAACATGGTGGGCGTTAGGATAGACTACTCGTCCCATATCTTATGCTCCACATGTTCCGCCACGGCCTGTGATGTCACACACGTCGTGCGCTTCTACGCCTTCCTCGAACTCTTCTCCGAGACGCTGTACGGCTTCCTCATAGGGCACCATCGTTAGCGGCTGGCCTCCTCGTGAACCATCAGGGTACACTGTGAAACCACGCAACTGGGGTGCCCGACGGGCCAGCTCCTCGCCAAACTCCTTGACGGTGTCAGGGTTATTGGAATCGCTTCCCCAAGCAGGGAGGTTGATTGTGCTGGAGATGCCCATGTCTACGTAACGCTGTACGTCTGCTTGGAACTTCATGCGCCTCTTGTAGTCTTCGGCAAGGCTAAGAGAGGACTCGATCTTCTCTGGGTTGGCCCCATACAAATCGATTAGTTCCTGGGCTGCGCTGTCCACTACGTACTGTGCGTGCCACCTGCTTGCTTTCAGGTATCGCCTCTTGTAGGCCACGGCAAAGATCGGTTCGATGCCGCTGGTTGTTCCTGCGAGAATTGATATGCTGCCTGTAGGAGCAATCGCACGGTTAGCTACGGGTGCACTAATGCCCCAGCGATCAGCGTACTCACGGCTGGTCTTGTCAGACTGCCCTCGGTACACTTGGAGCCAGCTATGCAGCTCAGGTGTTACTTCGTAGCGGTAGTTACGCTGTACGAGCCACTCATGGATGCCCATCAGGCCCAAGCCTAGGCGTCTGTTCTTCTCACGGACTTGATACACCTTCTCATACGGGAGGTCCGCTTTACGGGTCCCCTGTAGCAGGAAGATCGTACCAAGCTCAACAACGCGACGGAACTCTTCCACGCTCTCAATGCGGCCCATGTTAACGGAGCCAAGGTTACATACGTCACTGTCGTCTTCAGACGTGACTTCAGTACAGGCATTGCGAAGCGTCTCGTCCTCCTTATCAAAGAAGTTGAAGCTGAAGCCCGGCTCACCGGTACGGCATGCCTGCTCGACATTGGCCATGAACACATCGCCCGGACCATCGGTCAGGCTTTGGGTGAACCAGTCGGTGTCGTAGTTGATGCTGATGTTGGTATGATCCAACGGAGCTGGGTAAGAGAAGTCAGCCTGCTTGACATCCCACATCGTCTGCTTGGTCCCGGGAACTGCCATAGTGTCCCAGTCCTTAGCCTTGAGAAACTCAGGGATGTCTTGGTGCTTCCAGTTAAGGCTTGCATAGATAGCCGATCGACGGGAGCCACCCTGCATGACAGAGCGACCAATGTTGTCGATCATCTGCATGGCTGGGAGTGGGCCGGAAGACTGACCACCGGTGGACTTTACAGCCGCACCTGCAGGACGGTACTTGGAGTAATCGATACCAATACCACCACCTGTCATAAGGCAGCGAGTGCTGTTATGGGCAATCTGCGCCCAGTCTTCACGGGTATCTTCCTCAGCCCTCAGCAGGTAGCAGTTGTTGAAGAACTTATTAGGACGTCCTGCATAGTACAAGTAGCGACCCCCGGGGATGAACTTGAGGTCAGCGATCATATTGATCATCTCATCAAGAACATCCTTGGGAGTGTCTGAGCCTTCCATAACGTCGTGCACAAGGGTACGCGCTAGGTCAGCCCATGTTTCGCAGCCTTCATGCCGATACTTGTGATTGAAGATGTCCTCGGCGAACTTGGAGCGAAACATTGGGTTGGTATTACTACGGAAGGTCAAGTTGGTTCCCCTGTTATGTCGAGAGTCTGCTTGCTCTCTTGTTGTATTGCCCTTCCCATTGACCAGACAGAATTGCTGTTGGGAAGTGACTGTCCGACTTGAGCGTGATTGTCACGTCGGTGTTGCGTCCTAGGACACCAAAGTTGAACTCGCCGTCCTCTATGGTAGGTGCCCCGATTTCAGTGAGGCCGGTCACTGCTGACCTCATTTTGTAAGTGTCCAGACGACCCCTCTCGTTGCTTACCTCGATGTCGAAGTGCCCTGTCCGGGCGTACATCAAGTGCATCTTTGTGATGGTCAGGCGGTGGTCTGTGATGACACGGGTGTTGTCTTGGCCACCCAAGCGGAGCTGAGGGCGCGAGAGCTGGACAGACATCTCGTAGGGCTGGCCTACATAGAAGGTGTCCGATGTTTTATCCCCATCGACGGTGATGGTACTGAACCCGCCACTGGGCGTACTAACGCTTTCGATAGGAATGGTGGCCCCATCAAGGTCCACCACACGGAGATTGTTTGAGGGTGCGCCATAAGGGAGCTGGATAGTGGTCTTGTCGGTGACGCCGTTGTGAACCAGAGAGCAGCTTGTCTCTCGCAGGCGGCTATCTAGAAG